TATACTCGTATTGTCTAAAAATCCCATTTTATTTTGCTCCTGTGGAAATTATATAACTATTCTTGTTCTCTAATAAATATAAGAAAGTTAAATTTTCCATTAGTTTTAATCCGTTCTTAGTTTAGTTATGTCTGAATCTTGTGTCACTATTGTTGTTGGTGATACTTGGTTAATCTCAATAGGTTCTTTTCCATCTATTGTGTTATCTCTTGTAAGTTTTGTTCCGAGGTAAAATGTTCTAAATAGCGGTGAATCATATGCAATACTCTGTAAATCACTTGTTATAAATGATGAACTATATGCTACCGACTCTCCTATTGAAGCACTCAATGAACTTGAATAAAAGAATACTTCTTCTTGATTATTTTCTGCTGCTCTTGATGCCGTTAAATTTGGTTGTAATGTTTCTGTAAATATTTTATTACTTGTTCCTCGAGAAACACTTGCTGTTGCGTATAATGAACCAAATTCACTTCGTGGGTCTAATGCGTCCAACACCATTAAAGAGCGTTGATTTAAAAATCCTAATGATGAACCTGTACTATTATTTAAATTAATTTCACCATTGTATGTATTGTATTCACCACTTGTTTCGAAATAATTATCAGCTGAACCTGTTATATATCTTGTTACCTTTATTCCCTCACCAAAGTGTCCTGCATTTTCAAAATAACGATTATCAAATTCAGGTCTATCTCCAACAATCTGTTTACTTCTTTCTAAAATAGTTGGTTCAATCAACACACCGACTGAAGCTTTTGCTCTGGCAGGAACTAAATTCTTTACTTGTGTAAATACACTTGAGTCGTAGAAACTTAGTATTCTTAAATAATCAAAGAAGTTATTTGTATTCGTATATCGTTTAAAATATTCTCTTCGAACACTTCTTAATTCTGGATAATTTACTCTAAATTCATCTCTTGGGTCACCAATAAAATCATCAAAGTCAAAGTCTGCTACACTATACATTATGTCTTCGTTCACTACATCAGTTGGTGCAAAATAAATACCAAGTTTATTACTATCTATTGGTGCAAAATCTTGTGATGATTTTTGTACTGGTTTATTACGATTCAAGTTTCCTGTCAAAATCGAGTCCTCGATTCTAACTTTCGTAGCATTTCTACGAACACCACCAATATCTGGTACTCTTAATTTTTCTTGGTCTACTAATGTTCTTGAGAAATTACCCGTAAACCCATTAACATCACTACCAGAAGTTCCTAACTCATATGTTTTTAAATGTGCAGAGTTTGAAAAGGTTGGTGATGATTGTAAATTCTTGTTGTCATTTAATTCATAACGAACTAATAAGTCATCGTATGATGATGAAATACTATTTCCGTTATATGACTTTGGTGCTCTAACGTGATTGTTGAATACACTTGCACTCAATGGTTCTGACCACACACGAAACTCCATTAATGAACCTGTAAATGTGTTAGCACCAAATGCGCTACCACTACCACCAAGATAAATGTGTCCACTTGATGTGTATGCTGCATTTAATTGGCTACCTGTTATGTTGTTTACATCAGTTGCTAAACTTGAAGTGTGTGTTTGTAAACTTTCACTTGATTGGTATAAAATTCTTTGTCTTGTTGAATCATATTGTTTTGTTGTTAATTCATAAATACTTTGACTTAATATCTTATCATCGGTAACTTCATTTCCACTTGTATCTTTTCTTGTTAACATTACTGACCAGAAGTCATCGTTATAAAATGGTAATGTCGATGAAGTTATAAATTGGTCATACACTTGGTCTGAACCACTTATTTCGAATCTTAAAAATCCATAATCATCTGTTGAACCATTGTCTTGTAATGAAATAGCAAAGTCATTATCTTTTTGTAATATGACTTGGTCTTGTGATTTAGGTGTTCTAAATCTAACTTCTATCGTATCAGGAACTTGTCCGTCTGCGGCTGTTTTCCAATGTGATTTAACAAATTGAGAAGACCTAAAGTCTGTTGCTCGTGTAAACTTTCTTTTAATTTCATAATTAACTCGTGTTCCCTTATCTGGTCCACCATATTCTCTTACTCGTAATATTGAACTCGGTATACCATAACAATTTAATAATCCTTTTAATGCTCTTTCCGTTCCTTTTGATTTAATAAAGAAAGGTAAGTTTGCTAATATCCTTTTCCAAATTTCTTCGGTTACGGCTTCTTGTGGTGATTCAAATACTGAAGTTCCATCAACATCATTACCCAATAGATATTCAGGTAAATTTACCAAATCATTTCCACTTGTTAAGTTTAATCCAAGTGCTCGTGCATAATTTTGTGCTACATCTTTTGATATACCCTCTGATAACTTTTCTACCCTTATATTAACATCCGTAATGGATTTTGTGTAAGTCCATATCTCATCAAATTGTTGTCCGACCATATCCATAAATTCTAAGAATACATTATTTTCAGTATCTTGATTAATGTGTAATGGTAATGAATTTCTCAATGAATTCATATTTCCTTGGTCATAAGAAGAAGCACTTGATATCATAGAGTTGTACCAACTTGAAGCATCTCCTGTTGATTGTAATGTAAATGGTGAAGATGAATTTGATTTAGGCCAAGCTGTATCGTGGAATTGTCCGTCTGATGAACTCACGTAAGATGAACTTTCAAAATATAAATAATGTTCATATGGGTCAAACGAATTAATCACTCGTTGTTTCTTTCTTTGTAAATCTAATCTTGTGTTAGCAGAACTTGATATTGTTGTTAATGAAGCACTAGCTGCACTATGACTTTCAATCAATGTTAATTTTTCTTTAAAATTAATAAGTCTTCTTTCTGCATTTGAGAAATGAACAAAGTTTCCAAAACCTGTATCATCGTTTTCTATTGATAAATCAGTTGTTGTTTTCTGATAATCAATATTTGGTTGAACATCTAATAAACTACCTGATGTTAATAATCTTTCAATATCTCTTGCGTCATCATCTTTATTACTTAACAACCCATCGTGACTTTTATAATTAGTTCCTTGAAAGTCAATTGGATTATCAACTGAATTTAAATTTGGTATTCTTAAAAATATACTAGTGTCTTCTGCTTCTACAAATGGATTTAATGTAACGATATCCTTATAGTCTGGCAGTCTTTTTTCTACAAATAAAACTTTATCATCTACATCTGTACCTTGTAGTGGTTGTTTTAATTTAACAAATCTTTCTTTACCACTTGCTCCAAGTTCTTCATTTGTAATTAAATAATATTGATTATCTTTTACCATATAGGTTTTGTATCGTTCAATATTATTATTTATATAATTGACTCGGAAGTTTTTAAATTTCTTTGCTACTTCATCATCACCCTTATGTTGATATTGATTTACTCCATCATTATATGATAACGAAACACGAACACGATTACTATCTAAGACTTCTGTAATTGTTGCTACATAATCTCTTGGTGTTAATTTTACTTGTGCCTGAGTCGTGGTTATAATTTTTTCTTTTGCCGTACCACCTTTTTGACCACCTTCATTTTCAGTAGTGGATTCAATAACTTTTTTAGGAACTTTAGGAATAAATCTTTCTAATCCAGCTTTCTTTAAAGCTTTCTTTGTGTCTGGCTTTGCCTCAAATACTTCTCCTGCCTCATCTTTACCTGTTGCTACGTGTTCTGCAAAATCTTCTCTAAGTGCTTGAATAGCTGGTGGTGGGTCTTTTGGGTCAAATCCTACATCTTTTATTGGGTCAACGAGAACTCTTCCATCTCCACCGATTTCTTCCAATACTACTCCGCCTGGTCCAAGAATTTCTGTTACTCCGTCGGGTCTTAAATTTGTTTCTGACCTTATTTGCATTGGTGTTTGAACACCTATATCCTTGGTAGATTTTTCTGGAATTACTGTTGGTGGTAAAATTGCTGGTGCTGGAATAACCAATGGTTTAATTGGTGATGGTGTTGGTTGTCCCCTCAAACATACTGCTACTATTTCAGACTTTACTTCTGCTTCAGTTACAGCTTTTGGTGGTTTTGGTGTGTATGCTGCTGCAATATTTGCTGCGGCATTACCTGGCTGTGAAGTATCCTTCTCCTCAGTTATTTGTTCTATCTTAGGTTGTTTGGGTAAACGTGGTGCACCACCGCCTGATGGCGCTCTATTAGAAGTCGCTTGATTTTTTCTTGAGCTACGTCCTTCGGATGCTTCTCCGTAAGTTTCTCCCATTCTTTCTTCTGTTCTTGTTCTAGCCATTAGTATTGTTCGTCTGCCGCTTGTTCTTGAAGTGTCATATCTGCTATTTCATCACCTTGTGAAGCTAATTCAATTAACTCTTCCTGTGTTAATTCTCTATATTCATCTTCAGTAATTGGGTCTTGTTGTGGTGGTGAAGTATCTTCATTTGTTGTATCTTCATTACCTGTAATCTTGTATAGACTTGGTATAATAATTTGTCCACCTACCATATTTTGTGTGAATCCTCTATCCTTTGAATTGATATCAAACTCTAAAACATTTTGGTCTTTTGAGTCAAATTTAATTAATCCAGAGTTATCTGCTTCAATTGCACTATATTCAATCATAGCATTCATTTCTTTAAAGTCGGTTAAATATTCTGCATTCGTAACTAAGTTGTCAGTTGTAATATTTAATTCTGTTTTGTCAGGTGAAGTTTGAGAAATTATATATTTTTGTTCTTTAATAAATACTTCCATAGGTTCTGAATTTGATTTTTGTTCATCAGATGTTTTTTGAAAGTATCTTATTTCTCCGTTAATTATTTTTCTTTCAGCTTCACCTTTAAATATAGTTCCATTATCTTTAACAAAAATACTTCTTGGTCTACCTGCCAATCTTCTTAAAAATTTATAAGTAACCTTAAAGTCACCTTGTCTAAAACCTAATGTTCTTAAGTGTTGTCCAATATCCAAATCAACAAAAGAACCATCATTGGTAAATTCAACTTCATCCAATCCCATTATTCTTGTTACGAGCAGAGTATCATTAATATCATAGACATATAATGCAATATAGTCATTGGTAGTATCTTTACCGAAACTACTATAAACTTTACTTGGTTGGTAATAGTTTATTTTTTCTTTGTCTGTGAATCCGTATTCTAAAGCCATTGTTACCCTTAATTAAGTTTCTTATCTATTATGTATGGAAATCCAAGTTGTAACCATATTCGTTGACCTTGTAATGTTCTGTATAAATGGTCTTCAACTATTTCATCATAACGAAAATTCTTTAAATCTTTAAATATTTCAATTAGTCTTTTACCACTTATGCCTCTAACGTTTCTTTTCGTATTAATTCTAAATGCTTCCCAACCATCAGCGTTAACATTTTTTTTATCTTTTTTGTTTTCTGTAAAAAATTTCAATATCTTTTCGTGTAAAGCATCTGTCGACATATCTGGTGTGTTTTCTTCATTAAAAAATTCATTGATGACTTGAATTAAATAATCTCTTATGGTTGCTTGAAACTCAATTACTTCCGTAGTTATTTGGTTGCTTGTTGTCTCTGTTTCTGAATCTGTTGTTGAACTATCTTGTCCTGCTCCAAAGAAACTAAAACTATTATCAAGTTGTCCTGTAAAGAATTGTTGTTTGTTTTCTAAACGAACTTGTTGAAAATCTTCTTCTAATGATAATCCATCTATTGAACCCTCAAATGATTGTAATATTCCTTCTGAATTTCTTAGTGGTGCTTTCGCATCAACTACTGAACCTGATATATTTAATGACTTCTTTAGGTCTTCAATTGTATTCTGATATTCTATGACATCTCCACTTAGAATATTATTATATTCTTCAGATTTTTTTCTTGCGTCCGATGGTAAATAAGGCATTTTATCTTACCACTCTAAATTCAAATTCATCATCATAGAAATTAATTTGTTCATCAGTAGTGTCACTACCACTAATTACTTTGATAGCAAATCTATAATTTCTCTCTGCTTGTAGTCCGTCCATTTGTATGTTAAAGAAGTTACTTGTTGAATCACAACTAATCTTTGAACCTGTTCCAAATGGAATTATTTCTTCCTCTGTTTCTGCGTCACGAACTGAATAAAAAGCAGATGCACTTGGTAAATATTTTACATCCAATTCTGCAGGTGTTGTAGCAAAAGCTGTTGTTGGATATAATTCTCTACCAACTACTCTTAGTTTTACTTTTGACTTTTCCTTATATTCAGGTCTTAAATTTTTAAAATAAACTTTTAGTCTTTCTAAGTCTGTTGAACTTAATGGTGATAAACTTCCTGTTGTCCAAACTGAATCGTCCCACACTGCTTCCAACTTAGGTGGATATATTGTATGTGTTTCTCTTGAAAAGAATTTTAGATTTCCTAAACGACTTGAATCACCTTCTTGTCCTGTATTGAAATCAAAACTTGCTGTTGCGTTGTTGTTTCCATAAGAACCACTATCTTCTCTTTTGATAATAAATCCGTTGTTCGGATAAACTGAACTTGAGTAAATAAAATTATTTACCAAGTCTGTTACATCTGCTCTGACATCCTTCTTGTCAAACGTAATATCGAAAGAAGAACTAATTCCATACTCTTGATTGGCATCAATACTTGATGTAAACCAAGTACCACCCTCAGTCAATACTGAACCTGTTACCCAAGGTGTTTTTGCTGCGTGATTACGATATTGATAACTTGCTCCATCATCCGTTACTGGATTGTGGTCAAGTTTTCCTGTTCCTGCTTTCCAACTACCACTTACCATATAGACGTGTAATTTTTGTTCTGCTTCAACTTCTTCTGAAGTTGCGTCGAATAAATTTAAAAAGAATTTTGTTCCCGTTGGCATTACACCACTTTGGATTGATTCTGAAATGTATGCTAAGTCAAAGTCCATCAAGATTCTTGATACGTTTGCTATACTACCATTTTGTTGAACGACTTTATTGACTTCTAATATTTCGTCTAATCCAGTATTAATGGAAGATGTTGTTCCGCCCGAATAAAGTGTTGTATCTCGTTTTCCAAATTCAAAATAATGCATTATTTATCTCCCAATACTCTTCCCTCGATATCTATATCAGGGAATTTCAGTTCAAATATACTTGGGTCTAATGATGGATATATGATTCCATCTTTTGATGCTGAATCTATATCGTAAACATTACCACTATAATTGTCTGTTGTTAAATGTTTGTTTTCAATAACAATTAAATTCTTTTGTGGATTGTTTGTTTCTGGTGGAACAATAGAAACTACTCCATCAACTAATGAAATCTGATATGCTAAGTCACTCAATATAATTGGTTGATTAATTTGCCATTTTTCTGTTGCAAAGAATTTCTTGACTTGTTGTATTGCTCTGAACAATACATCATTTTTATTAAATCCTCTACGAGTTATGATATTAAACTTAACACCGATGTTTATTACATAAGCATCTTTAAGATTAATCGCATCTGTTAATACTCTATATTGTGAAAGATATAATTTTAAATTTTGTTTTACTGCATTGTTTACTTGAGTTAATTTTTTATTTCCTGTATACCCTAACAAGTACATATTTAGTGCTAGTGGATTAGGAATGGTTGTTGGATTAACTTTCTTTGCTACTCCATCGATAACTTCCAATTGTCCTTCTAGTTCTAATTGTTCATCTTGAACAACATAAGCTTTTGCTATGTTTCCATATTTCTGTGGTAAGGAATAAACTCTTGTTATGTAGTCTGCTCTTGTTACTGCTCTGTTTTGTGCATTAAAGTATCCTGCAGCATTTTCTTTTATCTCTGTTAGTGTTTCTTGACTTGCTCCACCTGAACTTGGTGATTCATTGAATATCACTAATGTTGCATTTGAAATATCTTGTGTATCACTATTTAAATTTTCTGTACTATTTGTGTAAGTCTTCCTATTAAATCTGTTAATAGCATTTGATGGAACGTTATCCTCAACACTACCACCATAATTATATTGTATAGTTAATGTAGTGTTTGATGGTGCTAATCCAAATGTTTGTGTTTTTAAGAAATTTGTTGGGTCAAACGATTCGTCTAACCTTGAAATGCCAGTTCCTAATGATGAACCAACATTATCTGGATTTGGTATTAATTCTTCATCTGCGTCTGCACTAATACCACTACCGAACCTTAACTCCATTTTATTATCATCACGAACATAAGTTGTAAATCTTCTTGCTGTTTTGATTAACCTCAATAAGTAAGGTGTATCATTTTGATATTGTGATAACGCTGGGTCATTTAGTGTTGTATTCTCTTCTGACTCAAACACTGTATCTTGTGCTAAGAAAGGAACTTGATAGTATGTATTATTTTCACTATCAGTTACCGATACAATCTCTGTTACCTTTTCATTCGATAAAACTATCTTGTCAAACTTTTTAGCGCCTGTAAATGTAAATGTTTCTGTTTCTCTTGTTCCAGATTTAGCTAAAACTTTTTTAGTTAATCTATAATTTGTTGGAATGTTACCTGAATCTGGTTGTAGTATTTCTACTTTCATTGGGTCTAATGAACTTGATGTTTTAAAATTAACATCATCCATTAAACTAAATTCTGTTCCGTTTGTTGACATTACGGTTGAGTTTGCACTAACGATACCAGCATAATCTAAGTCTGCTTTAAAATTACCACTACCTAAGTTTTTAGCAGGAACATCAACTTGAGCCGTAAGTTCTACTATTGAAGGTGCTGCTAATGTTGGTTTATATCCATATGATTGAGCAATTGCTAATACATTTTTTCTTTCTTCTGCGTGTTGTAAAAGTGTTTCTCTGAATTGATTATCTACATAATAATTCAACACATCACCAACATATGCTGCCATCTCAACAAACATCATTCCTGGTGATGCTTCATTGAAATCATTGTATGTTGTTGGGAAGTAACTCTTTGCAAATTCTATAAGATTTTGTCTTATATCACGGAAATCTCTACCGAGATAATTTACCTCTTTCTTTACTAATTTTTTATTTGTTCCGTAGTCTACTTGCCTCGGCATTCTTATTCTCCAATATTAAAATTAAATGTTAGTGTTTCAAAAGAATCAGGGTCTACTGATACTGAAAAGTCTATTGATACATCTACGATATTACTATCGTTTTGAACCACACCTATATCGTTTATGTTTATGTATGGTAACCAAAATGAAGTTGCTTCTCTAATAACTTCATCTATTTGATTCTGAACATCTGGCCCTTGTTCAAATAATACATCAGTTAATCTTGAACCAAACTCAGGTTGCATAACTCTTTCACCCTTTGATGTTAATAGTAGATTTCTTAGATTAGCTTTAGCTTGTTCCAATATAGTTTTTGTCTTAAACAAAAAACCTTCTTGACTGTAACCTAATGGAAATCTAACTCCAACATACATATCATCATTTTTATCTATTTCTCTTACACTTGCCATTATGGTCTAAAGTTCTCACCTTTTTTCTTTTTGTTAATTGCTTTCATTAATCCAGAGTAATCACGAGTTAAAGCATCTTGTACACCCTCTGGAACTGAATCTACACTAACTCCAGCTTTCTTAATTGTGTCTACTGCTGCCATTTCTCTTGCTGTTTCTTTATCTTGCTTTCCACCTAAATTTCCATAACCCAATACTTCTGCCATATTGTTTGAACCTAATACTCCACCACCCAATGATGGGTAATCGTCAGTTTGACCTAATGGATTGGTTTTGTTCAATACTTCGTTCAATGCTGAATTTTTTGAGTATTGTTTTTTAACTCTTCTTTTTTTAGCTTTTTGTTTTGGTTTAGAAATAACTTCTGATAAGCTGATTTCTTTATCTTCGTTAATAAATATCTCGGTCATCTGCTTTTTAACTTCTTTACGGACAACTAATTCGATTATTTTTACTAAGTCATTTTTCTTCATTACTACTCCTATTTAGTTATAAATTCATTCCTTCATTAATCAAGTCTGCAATTATTCCCATTGAAGACATTTTTTGAGCATCTTGCTCCTTTTTTTGAGAACTGATTAATAATTCTCTAACTTGTGGTGAACCACCAAAGTCAAGGTATCTTTTAACACCTTCAGTATCAGCACCATCTGAAATGATATCTCTGATATCTGTTGTGTCTAATGGTGGATTATTTGGGTCTGCTTCGTAAGCATCAAGTGCTTCTACTATTGATTCAACACTACCACCACCACTTTGTATCGCATCAAATGCTGCATTTAATGCCACAACCGCTACAGCTGCTGCAGCTGCCTGAGCTTGTATGTTTGCTACTTTAGCTTTTGCCGCATCTATATCATCAAAAAATTCTTCCCACTTAACTATGTTATTTTCAGGAAGAGAATCTAATTCATTTAATCCGAGTGCTTCCGTAACGTCATTTAAAGACACGGTTTTCCACTCTTGTTTATTTAACCATTCAAATTTAAAAAACTTTTTTACTTCTTTTAATTGATTTTCAAAAAATCTTAAGTCTTGTAGATGACCAAAAAGATTTAATGGGTTTGGTGTTCCTGGTGCTATTACGGGTGGTAATATTTTTGATGCCGCTGATATTACTCCGTTGTTAATAGCTGCTATATGTGGTTTCATAGATTCTGCCATTGGTAAAATGTTTTCTGGTAATAACTTTGTATCACCATCTACATCATTTAGTTTTTTAGTTATATCTTTCTTTACTCCTGCTGATGTATCTGCTACTAATGATTTGGTTACAATACTCACTGCTTCAGAATTTTCAATATTTACACTATTACCTTTAATAAATACTTCACCTTGTGCAAAAATACCAATATCATTTGATTTAGCATTTATCATAACTCTATCGGAATCAAATACTATTTGTGGGCCTGTATAATCTATATCTAAATCTCTACCAAAAAATCCACCCATCTTAGGTGCTAATGTTTTTGTAGGTTCTGAATACGTTACTTGTTCATCATTCGTTAAGTATATAGATGCTTTATCTTCAGTAAGTGTTTCTTTACCACTTATAACACCTGCTACAATCTTAACATTGGAAGAATCAATACTTCCAAGTCTCTGATTACTACCCAATCTAATTGAGTTTCCAAATCTTCCTTGAATAATAGTATCCCCTTCATCAGCAAGAAGTCTTTCTGGTTCTACATCAAAGAAGTATTCGCCT